TCTAAATCTTCAACGACACCACTTAAGTGCTCCACTAACATAAAAAGCTCTGCCTCCCCAGAAGATTGCCCTAGTTCACCCCGTGGGTATTTGATTCTAAATTCTGAATTAGCCTCTAAATCTTTAGACATTAATTCTAAAGTAGTGGTATGCTTATTGAGAGTTTCAATGATTCCAAAATATGCCCATGTTCCTATTGCTACTAGTGCGATCAAAGAGACCACAGTCTTCATTGGCATTTGCACTTTAGCTTCGTCAGAAATCTTTAGTGCCATTACTTTTTACCTTTAAATATCTGCGTACCTTTTATACCATAGATACTTGCCACGACAAGAATCCAGAGATTGGTAAACCAGCTCGGCAGTTGTTGAAACTGTTCAAAAAATTCTTTTATCTTTGCAGCAGCACCAGGATCATCGCTGAAGACCCCGTATGCAATCACTAAAATTGGCAGCGTTAATACGATCAATACGAACTCGTCTTTCCAGTCCGATTGTCTAGCTTCTAATAATTTACCTTGGTACTCTGTCTCTCCACGAGCCATCTTTTGTGCAGCCATGTGCTGTGCATCAGCCATAGCCATCTTAGTCTCTTGTTTCTTTCTATATATATGCGTTCCAGCGTTTAGAGCAAGCTTAATTGCTGATAGCCACATATTAAGATACCAATGCTATAATTACGATTATTACAATAACTCCAGCCATAGCAATTTTCTTGTTAGCCTTCGCCATTTCTATATATTTTTTTACTGTTTCCATTTGTTTCTCCTATAGATTATTTTTCTCTAACCATTTTGGTACATCAAATGATGGACATTCTTTCTTATCATCTACTTGATAGTGACCTATGATTTTTTCTATTTCGTATTCACTTTTTAATTTAAGTAATATTGTTTTTAATGTTTCAAATTGTATAGGTGCAAAATTATTTTCCCAGCCCATACTTGGTGTGCCTCCACCAACTAATGCAACACCTATTGATGTTCCATTAACTGCTACTGCATGAGCACCTACTTCATCTTGTTGTCTTCCTTCTTGTAGTGTGCCATCTCTTTTAATTAGATAGTGATATCCTATTGTATCAAACCCTCTCTCTTTATGCCATTGTGTAACTTTGTCTACATCAACATCCATACCAGGGGGAGTTTGTGTACAATGAATTACTATTGTATCTGTTGTTTCTCTTTTTGCCATTATTTAATTAGTCCTACTAATGTTGCTATTGTTGCACCAAGTCCACCTAGAATCCAATATAATAATCTATCTATTTTATTATGTAATTCATCAATGTCTTTATGCATATGTTTTAAATGATTGTTTTTAATTGAGGTAATATCCCTACGCAACCCAGTGATATATCCGTATAATGCTATGATATGTTCGCTGGTTGTTTTAGGAGATTTCATTTTAATTCTTTCTCTCTCTAGGATTAGTCTTAACAGCGTCTTCAGCTGTACCTAATAATATACTTCCTAATCCAAATGTTTTATCAAATATATATTCTATTTCCATATCTGCTAAATAATCTATTGTTTGTTTTAATAATTCATTTTCACTTTGTATTAATATACTCATCATTTCTTTTTTTTCTTCTGCACTTAAAGGTGATGTTAATATATCATTTCTATTAGCTCTTGATTTTATTAACATTTGTTGTACTTGTTTTAATACAGGTGATATTTTTGAAAAAGCTAATACTTCTTCTTCTAGTCCAAACTCTTTACCCTCATCTAATTTTTCTTGTATTCTACCAAATAAACCTATTAATCTAGATGAATGAATTTTAGATGTATCCATTTGGGTAGTATCAATTTGTTTTAATTTTTTAGCTTTAGCAATTAATTCTGCCCATTCTTTATGATACTGAGAATTTTTTATAGGTGCTGCTACTTTAAATCTTCTTGTTACAATACTCCAAGCATTTTTAAAACTAGTAAAGTCTGCTTCATCTTCACGTTTAGCCATTACTTCACCTTCTAATTCCGATCTTTTAAATCTACTATTAATAATATCAATAGGATATTGCATCATACCTGTAAGATATGCACCTAATAAATAATCTACTTCTATTGGTGTAAGTACTGGAGAATCTACTGTACCTTCTTTTCTTCTAGTTATAAAAGACCAAATATTTCCAGAAAGTGTAGACATTGATTTTGCTATTTCTCTTGTGCTGCCTCTAGCCTGTAATTCATCTAGTCTTTGTAATTCATATATACCAATTACAGGTGCACCTGAATATAAATTTTTGTTGACCATCATTTCAATTAATGGTCTAAATGCTGTAGGTATAGGTAAGCCTGGGGTTATTTGACTAAATGATTCTGCAATATATTGTTTTGTTACTCCACTACTATCTTTATACATACCATCAATTAAACCTTCTGCAACATTTGCAAATATACCTAAGTCATATGGTTTTGGAATTAAATAAAAAGGTAAATCTTTATCTAATACTTTTTTACCATTTTCATCTATAGTATAATTAGGTATTAAGTAATTTAATTGTTTAACTTGACTAGGTACTTTGGAATATTCTGGATGTTGTGAATTTAAATGATATAAAGCAATAGTAGGTGATACAATAGTTGCTGTAACCATTGCTAAAGCTCTTGCTGGTTGTTCACTAAACGTTCTACCTGTTCTATATAAACCTTGTAAACTGGCATTTAAAAACATTGTGTTTCTATTAATAGCATTTAATAATGCATTAGATCCACGCATACCAAAATCTGTTGCAACTTCTCTACCTGCAAATGCTGCACCTATTTCACTAAATCCTGCAGACCTTGCTAATTGATACTCTCCCAAACGAGTTGCGTATTCAGCTGATTGCACTAAATTTTTATATTGTCTCCAACCAAATGATCCATATTTTCTAGCTGGTCCAAACATTTTACTTAAATAACTAGTATAATAATTTGTAAGTTTTGTATCTACATTTAATCTAGAACCTTGTTCAATCATTTTAGAAAGAGCTTTAGGTTGTAATGCCTCTGTTTCTGCTCTAGAAGAATAACCCATACCATTTATAAGTGCTTCTTTAAATTGTTGAGTTTGTCTTACTGCACCTATATATCCTTTTACTGTAGTAAATCCTGGAATATAACCAACTTTAGTTGGTAGTGCTCTACTTCCTATACCAAATGCAGAGTTAATTGTACCTGCAAGTGTATCTCTAATAACGTTAAATGCTACAAATGGAGGTGAGTAAGTAATTGCTTGTGCCGCTATTCTAGCATATCTAGAAAATATACCAGTTTCCCCAAACATTTTTATTAATCTATTCCCACCAGCTTCACCTAATCCTTTAAATATTTCTGCTAAGTTAGGATTAGTAATTTCATACATCTCTTGTTTGCCATTACGAAATACAATATCTATAATAGGGGAGTTTGGATCATTGGAATTTTCTTTAAATGTATTTGAAAAAGTTACAACATCTACTCTATCTGGTTTGCCTTTTACTGTAAATTTAGCACCAGCTTTTTTATATCCAGCTTCTATATTTTTTGTAGCTATTGATTGTATATTTAAAAATCTTTTATCAGTAGGAGATATTTTTTTTGCAATATCATCCATTTTAAATTTATTAAGTTTATCACCTTTTTGTAACATTTCATAGAATGCTAACTTGGCTCTATTTCTATCACCAGACATGACTGTTTTATTAGCATAGGTAATTAAATTTTGATATAAATTAATATCACCTTTTTGTTTAGTAGTTGCTAATTTAACACTACCTGGTCTAGCCACACCAAATATTTTTTGTGTTTGTTTTCTAATAGCAGATATTACACCTGTTCCTGTATCAGCTAATTTATCTCTAGTAAAAGGTATAAAATAAGGATTAGCTTTTAATATTGCTTTAGCTTCTTTTTCAGATACTAATCCTGATCTAACTTGATACTCCATTAAATCATCAGTAAATTTTTTATATTCTTCTAATCCTTTTTTAAAATCTGATTTTCTATTTAATGTTGTTTTATATTTTTTTGCATACTGTAGTGGGGTCATTTCAGCAAAATCAATAAACTCTTTTCTTACCTTTTTCTCCATAGGTAAAGAAGCATCTATTTTTTTACTACGTTTAGCTAAAGCTACATGTCTCTTTGCTGATACATATTGTAAGAAATCATTAGCTTCATTATTATCATCAAATACTTTTAATATTTCATGAAGTCCCTTACTCTTACCTTTAGTATAACTTGCTGATTTAACACCTGCTTTGGGTGGCATTAATACACCAGACATAATAAAATTATGTGCTCTAGTACTTGAAGCTGCTAATGTTCTTAATTGAAAATATGGTTCAAGTATAGGATCAGATTTATATTTACCTGATTTGTATAATTTTTTTAATGATGATACATCACCACCAACACCTGTAATTTCTTTTTGTAAAACTTTTACAAAGTCCCATTGATCCACTAAATTAGTTCTAAGGGCACTACCTATTTTAAAATTTGTATTTAATCCAGTTGATTTATTTGTATTATCTGGTGCATCTTTAGCTGCTTTTTTTAAAGTTTTAGTAGGTAAATCTGTATTCTTTGCTAATCTTAAATTACGAATAGCATTACCTACATATCCACCACCAACACCAACAAAAAATCCTATACCACCTGCTGTTAATGCAACAGTACCTGTTCTTACTGGATCTAATGTTTCTCTTAATCCTATTTCTTTTTCTACAGTTTGATTAGCAATATCCATAGTACCAAATCCAGCACCATCTACTAATGCCATAGAAGCAGAACCTTTTATTAAAGCTTCTCTTTTTCTTTTAGTTGCTAATTTTGCAAATTCTTCAGGGCTATTTAATATTTCTTTTGCTACTGTTTTTTTAGCAACACCTTTTTTAATTTGTGACTTGACTACTTCTTTTGCACCTGCAGTCATTACACTTTTAGAAACTAGACCACCAACACCAAGACCAATATAAGTTATAGGATCTAATAAACCAACACCTAAATTTTTAAAAAATCCTCCCATACCTCTACCACCTTCCTCATAAAAATTTGGTAATTCATCCCAATATCTTGTAAGATAAGCTAGTCTAGATTTTTGATCATTAGTAACATTATCACCTTTAATATAAGCAAGTTCAGCACCCATATGTAGTGAGTTAGCCTGCTTCCAAGTTCTATCTGATATAAATTTATCTATAGCAGTTTTATCATCATACACTTCACCATCTCTATTTGTATAATAATCTTTAGCTACAGCTGCTAATTCTTTATCTTCGTATATATTATCAAATGTATATTTAATAGAGCCATCTGTATTTGTGTCTAATTTAATAGCTGTATTAATTTTATTATTATTTTTAATAGTTTCTTCTGTTGGGTATTTTTTTTCACCCTTACCTAACATTTCCTCAAGGCTAAGACCACTATTACTAGTGGCTACCTTAGAATTAATACTAAGATCACCAAATGATAATTTAGTCATGTTATTGAGTTACTGTTAATAAATACTGTTTTATATTTACACCATCATCAAATGTTAAATTACTTGGAAAACTTTGTGCAAAATATTGTGCTTCCGATTTTGTTCCTAATGTGGATATGTATAATAATATTTTTTCTCTTTTAGTATTACCTTCAAATGAATTTTCAAAGTCTGCACTAAATCCTGTAGCAGTGTATGATTCTGCACCTTTAATAGTTCCTTTTGTATAACCATCTACCATAGATACTTCATTAAGACCAATAATACCCTGTGTTTGAGCAGTTAATTTTTCATCTGCTGCTTGAGCTGCTAAACTTAAAGATACTTTTCCATCTTCTGTTTCATATTGTTGTGCTACATCATTCATTACAGATTTAAATGCATTATATTCTGTTGCTTTATTACCCATAAAGTTAATAGTAACATTACCTAAATTATCTTTAGACATACCTTCACCAAAACCTCTAAAACTAGATGCAGCATTAGCTATATCATTCTCTTTACCAATATTTAATACACCTGTTTTACTTACAAAAAATTCACTCATAGGTGAATCAGCTGTAGTTCTAGGTATTGTAGTAGTTATCTCTTCAGTTTTTTCTGGAGTACCTCTAGTCATTATAGGAGTACCTGGAATTTGTTCTGCCTCTACCGCTGGTGTAGTTACTGTTTCAGTTCTAGTCATATCACCTGGTTCTTGTGCTAATAAACCTTTAACTGTAGATGGTCCAATACCACTTCCTTGTATATTAAAATTTTTAGTTACGAGATCAAATCTAGTTTCAAAATCTGATTGTCTAGTATTATACCTATCACTGTAATTTGATGTGGGTATATAATTTTTAAATGCATCTGGTTTAATTTCTTTATCTTCAAGCAATTTTAATACTCTTTCTACATCTTTACCATCACCTGTAATAAAACCATTAGAATCAAAATAATCTGCAGCTTCTTCAGATCCTAGTATTTTACTTAATTGGGTATATGCTTGTGCTCTATTTTTTTCAGTTTTTTGAAACTGTGGTAACTGATTTGTATAGTAATCTAAACCAGCTGCCTTAACAACTTCCATTCTTGCATTATCTTTTGCTTCTTTATCTTTAATAGCAGCTGTTCCAAAGCCAGTTATTAATCCTCTAAGTGCACTCATTATATTGTCTCCTCTTCTTTAGGTTTTGGTGGAGCCATTAAACCTTTTTGATTTGAACTACCTTTTATATCTTTTTGTAAACTTTCAGTTGCTTTTTCTAATTCACTGTTTCTAGCTTTAACAGTCATAATATCTTTCATTTGTTTATTATTAGTTAAATCTTGCATAGACATTCTAAATTTCTTAACACCAGCTGTAACTCCAATTGTTGCTATCATTTTCATAACTACTTCTGCTATTATAAATCCAACATCAGGAGTCCATTTACCTTCAGTAAATCCTGCAAATACAATAATTCTACCAATAGCTTCTACAGGTATACCTGCATCTAACATAGCAACTACTTGGTCAGCAAAATTAGGTTGAGTTAATTTATCCCATACATATTCTGCAGCTTCTTCTGTATCTGTAAATTGTGGGGGATGTTCCCAGGATGCATTTCCTGGTTTATCTGTTAGTGATTGACCAGGTATTGGTGCATCAAAAGGGTTATTAGGTGATTCTTTAAATTGATCCATATATCTCCTTATGTAAACATTTGGTCTTTATTTCTAAACCATTTAGTTAATCTATAATCCCATTCATTTCTTAATTCTTCTCCATCGGATGTACTAGCCATTCTATCCCCTTTACCAGCTATAGATGCTCTATCAAACCCTAACCTACCGCCATAATTTTGTGCCTGTACAGAGGTATCTGTTACTTGCCAATTACCACCACTACCATTTCTATCAAATAAACTTGTTGTTAATTTTTTTGCAATTGAACCACCTACAGGTCCACCAAGTTTATTACCAAGCCATCCAGCTCCTGTTTCTACAGCTTTTTTAAATATATTTTTAAGCATTGTATCTCCTATTAATTAAATAAATCAAATCCAAACTTACCAATCATTTGATACATAGCATCTTTAGATGCCTTATCTTGTAAATCTAGAGCTGAAGATCTTTCAAGTGCTGCCATTGCCATATTATGATTTCTATTTTGTTCATTTTCAGAAGCAGTATTAACCCATGAAGCTTCATCTCTCCATTGTTGCCACGCTGCTGACATTGCCCAGTTAGATAATCCTAATAGATTCTGTGCATTAGTTTGATTAGCTGCATTTACAGCTGCAGTGTTAGCTGTATTAATACCTCTTCTCCAAACTACATTTGATTGGTCTATTTCTCTTTGATTATTAACGTTAAATTGATCTCTTTGATTCTGTAATGTAGCATTAAATTGATTAATTGCAGACTCTCTAGCTGCATTAGCCTCATTTACTTGTACTGTATTCTGTGCATTTAATGCTGCAATTTTATTTGCTTCACTAGTTGCATATTGACCCATTGCATCTGCTCTACTAGCATTTTGTTCAGCCATCTGTGCACTCATATTATCATAAAATTGATTAACTTGATTTTGACTAGTAGCATTAAATTGATATGCTGCATTTGCTGCTGCCTGATCTGATAATAAGAATGATTGTCTTGCTTGTAAATTAGATAAACTAGCTTGTTGTGCATTAGACAAATTAGCCATATCCATTTTAAGATATGCTTGAGCATTTGTAATTGCAGCTTGTTGATTATTAGACAGATTCTGAAATATCATTTGCTTATATGAATCTGCATCTGCTTTAGCTATTGGTATAGCTGCATTCATAATACCTTCAGCTAATGCTTCAGCTGCCATTGAACTAGCACTCATACCTCTAGCTGCCATAGCTGCTTCAGTTGCTTTAGCTGCACCTCTTGCCCATACTGGCATAGGATTACCAGATGCTAATGCCGTAGTTACATCTTGTTGTAGTCCTTCCAATTGACCTTTAACTGTAGCATCAGAAGTTATTGCTCCTGTTTGTGCTACTGCAGGTGCTGTTACAGTTCCTGTAGCCCCAGTCATAGTAGGAGTTGCTCCTGCTACTGTAGCCTGTGTATATTGCTGTGCTGTTTGTGCTGTAGGAGTTGTTGTAGTTGTAGCTGTAGGTGCTGTTGCCCCTGTTATTGTGGGTGCTGCTACAGCTGTGGGAGTCGCTGCTGCTACTGTACCACTAACCCCTGGAGTTGCCATTAGCTCATTAGTAGCTACATTCTGCAATTGAGGAGATATAGTAGTACCTGTAGGCATAGTAGGTTTAGCTACTATAGACTCAATTAATGATGTAGCTTTACTAGATGTAGTTTGATTAGCCGATGTCGGCTTAACTGCACCTGTTTGTAATGCTACTGTATCTACTGTTTTTGCCATTATCTTCCTTGTCCTCTATATTTCTTTTTTTTGTTTCTTTTTTCTGATTTATTTAAACTTTTTTTATGTCGTCTTGGTCTTTTTCTAGGCTTTGGTCTTTCGACAAATGCCTTAAATTTTTTAGACATTAAAATGCCCAGCTAACAAAGCTATATCTAGTACCTTCTGTTGTTTCTTTTACTTCATGAGGGTACATAAAATTAGATGGAAACATTAGTATATCTCCTGTTTTTAAATTAATTTTTTTATCTCTGCAAACAAATTCACCACCTTTATAATCTTCATTTAAATTTGCTACAATAGATACTATAGGTACTCCCTTCATTTGACCATCAAATATACTATGTATATGATCATAATGTTTTCTCATAGTATTTCCTACTTCATACTTATTAAATCTTATAGGGCTAAATTTAGTAAGCCAAGGTGGTTGTGTTTTATTACCTGGTGTAGAACATTTAATTTGATATTCTTCTAATGCTTTAATTAATGATGGAGTTATCTTATCTTGTTGTTCTTTTGTACAAGGCATAACATCTAATTCTTTTTCTGGTTCAGATTCAAATGTACCTGTAGCATAATTATTCCAAGTATGTTTTTTCCATTCTTTTTTATTACATTCATCTATTAATTCTTTACATAATTCTTTAGGTATAGAATTAACAACTATAATATAATCTTCAATTGTGTTCATTCATTATTCTCCTTATATCTAAATGAGTTAAGGAGTTTTCAGATCCTAATGTATCCACACTAAATGTATTAAAAGACATACTTAATCTTGATTCTTTTCCTACATTTGTTGGTACGCTATGTTTTAAATCTGATGGAAATAATAGTAATTCTCCAGATGTACAAGGTAATAAAAATGTTTCTGAGTTTAAATTATTATATTTCTTAGGATCTAATTTCATAGCAGCTTGTACTGATTTAGCGAATTGTATAGGTGGTAATGTTTTATCTTGTCTTAAATA